TTGCCCTGTAGGGTCGAGAACGTGTCGGAGAACCATTCGCCTCCCATCTTGGCTACGAGCGAGGACTTGCCCGCGCCCTGTCTGCCTTGGATGGTGAGCATCTGGTCGAACTTACAGCCGGGGTTGTAGATGCGTGCCACCGCCGCGCAGAACGTCTTACGCGTGACCGCTCTGACGTACTCGGTGTCGTCCGCGCCGAGGTAGTCAACGAGCAGGGTGTCAAGCCTCGGTACGCCGTCCCACTTGCAGGTCGCGAGGTACTGCTTGACAGGGTGGAACGCGTTCTCCCCTGCGACCACGTTGACCGCGTCGAAGATTTTGTCCTTGCTTGAGATGCCGTACGTCCGCTCAAGGTAGTACCTCAGAGCCGCGTCGTCCGCGTCCACCCATTGACTGTCGCCCTTGACTTCGCGCCACGGCAAACTCTTGCGCACTACGACGCTGTGCTCCAACTCGTTCAACGCGAGTCTGCCCTTGAGCGCGGGGTCGTTACGCAGGATGACCACGACGTTCTCGATGGTCATAGCGATAACGCCCTTGTCCGTAATCTTAATCTGCTCTTTCCACTTGTCGTCGCTCGGCTCGTCCAACGCGTCGAACTCGACGTGCGCCTCAGCCATGCGGTCACTGACGAGCTGCGCCTTGACCCTGTTGTCCTCGGTCACGAGTTGGGTCATCGCCTTATAACTCGGACGGGACGTGACAGGCTTGGACGGGTCAGCGTCTATGTCCATCTCACCGAACTTATGCACGCGCACCAAGTCGAACGCGTTGAGCAGTTGACCGCTTGCGGGGTCTGTGCCGTGGTGGGAGTAGGAGAACTTGCCGTCGTACGTGACCACGCCCGCCGCCGTCGAGCCCTCCGTGTACGTGTAGCGTACGCCGTCGTCGCACGGCATGTACGTCGGGATGAACTGGGCGATAGCCTCATGGATGTCGTACGTGCGGCAGAACGCGCCGACGATGCCGCCCTTGGTAAGCGGGTCGCCCTGCTTCGTGCCGCTCTTCCTGATAATCTCCGCCTGACGACTCGACATGGGCCATGATGACACGTCGTGCCAGTCGTGGTATTGCGCGAGTACGCTGTCAGGCTCAAGGAACGGAGCGTCTACGTAGTCGAACACGTACTCGCCATCACGAGAGCAACTGGGCCAGTACATGAGACGTGACGGTTGGTAGGTCGTGTCGTCGAACTTGTCGATGCCTAAGTCCGCCGCGACCTTACGTCCGAGAGCCTGATACTCGTCTGGTGTTACGTTCCTGCTGAGGGGGACTACGAAGCGCAGACGGGGCTTCTCAGGCGTGTGCTTGTGGGTGGAGTACACTGCCGCCGCACAGTCGAACAGCAGTTTCCAGTCGTCCCACAGGTCTTTGTCGGCGTAGTCCGCGTCCAAACACAGAACCGATCTGTGCCGGACATCGGTACGGCTACCGTCGTTACAGTAGCCGCCGATGAACCCGCCGCAGTCTTTGACCTCGCTCTGTCTGTCGCGGCTCATGACCTTGTACTCCGCCACAGACTCAGACGTGCGGGTCGGTGTCTTCATTCGCTCAAGCAAGTCAGACCACAAGGCGGACTCGTTTTTCCACGTCTTCGTCTTGCGGCTGTTGCCTTGAGCGATGTCTAAGGGTCTGTCATATCTTAAAGCATCCACTCTTCAACCTCCTCTTTATTCAGTGCGTCCGCGATGCCTTGCATGCAGTACAGAGTGGGAGGGAGGGCGATGCCGTTCCCCCACATCTTGTACTCCGCACTGTCCGTGTGCAGTTTGTTGTACCAGTGGTGTATTGTCGCCTCAATATACGCGAAGAGGGGCTTACCGTTTATCTCGTTATGGGTGTTGCGCACGTCGCTCCAGAAGAGCCACTCGTCTCTGTCGAGCTTGTCCTTCGGGTCGATGTCGCCCCACCTGTCAGGAAAGCCTTGCAGTCTCGCGCACTCGGTCGGGGTCAGGCGGCGGACAATGTAATCGACGCACACACCTGACGACCCCTTCGCTACCAAGGTGGGCGCAGTGCCGTCCTCGTAGAACTGCGGGGTGTACTGAGCGTTCTGACCTTGGTTGAAACTTGCACGGTCGAACGCGACAGGCGGGTTTGTATCGCAAACGAGGTCGGTCGCATCCTTGTAGTCACGGGCTTTAATGCCGCTTGCTACTTCGCTCTCTTTGTACTCGCCGAATGATTGCAGGGCGTACGCCACCGCGTGACGGTCTACCGACGTAATGGTGAAACTCGCGCCCTCTCGGTAGCCCATACCGTTGCAGTCGTTCTTCTCCGCCCGCCCGATGGACTTGTCCTGTAGGCAGTACACGGGTTCACACACCAACGGGGTGTCCGCTGCGCCCTTGTGCCACTTGTACGAGCATGTCGGGCTTACGTCACCGAGCTCACGGATTCGACTGTCCATCGGGTGACTTTCGTACACCGTGGGTTTGTGCTCAACCACGAACGGTGTGTTGTTACCGCCCGTACCCAGTTGAGCAGGTAGCATCGGTGAGATGACGAGCGGGCCTTTGTACCGCGTGTCCTGCGAGTGGTTCTCGAAGAGGTACTGACTTACGCAGTTTCCTTCTCGACCATCCGACGCAGAGCCGCTTCGAGCATCGGCGGCAAGGTCTTGCCACGGCGTTCTGCCCTCCGCAAAATACCCGCGCACGCTTTCGCGCTCAAATAATACTTCTCTGGCGCGTTGACCTCTAAGATCGAGGACAAGGTAGACTCGACGGCGACGTTGGGGGACTCCCCAGTATTGAGCGTCAAAAACTCGGTACGCGAGACTCCATCCGTCTCCACTGTAACAGTCGGCGTAAGCCCATCCTGCCTTTGGAACTTGAGGCATAACGGCGTTCGGCTCGACGATTTTAATAAGTGACTCAAGCACGACTCGGAAGTCTTCGCCTTTGTTGCTACTGAATGCCCCCGGCACGTTTTCCCAGAGGACGAAACTTGGGTACTGTCCATTGGTTGCCTCCCACATCTCTTTAATGATTCGCACAGCGTCCATGAAGAGACCGCTTCGTGTGGTTTCTTCGTCGCCGTTTACCTCGTGTTTTAGTCCCGCGCGTCTGCCCGCGACGGACACGTCCTGACACGGACTGCCGAAGGTGACTACGTCTACGGGATCGATTTCTGCACCGTTAATCTCTCGCACGTCGCCCAAGTGCTTCATGTTCGGGAAACGGCTGCGAGTGACGGCTATCGGATAAGGTTCGACTTCTGCCGCCCATACAGGCTCGATGCCACACATCGTGCCCGCAAGGGGAAAGCCGCCTGAGCCGTCAAACAGACTGCCAAGTTTATAGTTCAAACATATCAGTCCTTCATATAGAATTTCGTTTCATACCCGTCTCCACGCAGGAGCAGACCTGTAGCCCACTCAATCGGTTCGCCCATGATCTGTGCGGCTTCTTGCCACTTGCTACCGTCTGGTGCTTCGATGACTACTTCGTCGTGGACGTGGAATACGATGTGCCACCCTGCCTCTTCCAGCCGTACCATAGCCACAGCGAGGCAGTCGCGGGCGTACGCTTGAACGATGTTCTCGGTCAGTCGCCCGCCGAACGTCTCGGTCTTCTCCCACTTACGGGTCGTCTGGTTCTGCCCCATGAACACGACGCGCCCTTCCTCCAGCCGTGCCCCCCAGTAAGTGAGGACTCGACCAGACGGGAGCTTGCATCGCAGAGCGTCCTTGTCCTTGTGGTACTTCACGCCACACGGGATGCTGAACGTCTTGCCGGGGGTCTCCAGTGCGTTCTTGGCGGCGGTCTCCACGTCACGCCACAGACGAGGGATGGTCGGCGAGGCTTGCCGCCACTGGGTGACGATGTCCTGCATTTCCTCCTCGCTCAGACCCATCTTGTCCGCGCCGAACGCTTTGAGTGCGCCGACCCCGCCCTGATAGCCCAGAGCCAGTTCAGCGATTTTACCCTTTTGTCTGAGGTGTCCGTTCACGCCATGCTTGACCACAGGCACGCCGAACATCTTGGACGCAGACGCGCAGTAGATGTCTCCGCCGTCAGCGAATACGTCCATGCGCCACTGCTCTCCCGCGAGGTAGGCAATGACACGCGCCTCGATAGCGGCGTAGTCAGACACGAGGAACGTGTGCCCCGGCTTGGCTACGAGCGCAGTACGGATAAGCTGACTGAGCGTGTCGGGCACGCTGTCGTAGAGCATCTCAAGCATTTCGAGGTCGCCCGCCTTGACGATCTCTCGTACCTCGCCGATATTGTCGAGGTGGTTCTGCGGGAGGTTTTGAAGTTGGATGAGCCGTCCCGCCCATCTGCCCGTACGCGCCGCGCCGTAATACTGCGTCAGCCCTCGTACACGGTGGTCGTTGCACGCCGCCGAAGCCATCGCCTCGTACTTCTTGGTCGAGGTCTTACCGAGTAACTGTCTCAGTTCGAGGGCACGTCTGACAGTCGGACTGGTCACGCTCTTGCGGAGGTCGCTGACCGTCGCCTTGTCCACCTTCTCACACTCGACCCCTGCCGCCGCTAACCACTCCTTGAGCTGCGCGACACTGTTCGGGTTCTCAAGACCTGTCAGCCGCTTGAGCTCCTCGGTATGCTCCTTCTTGAACGCCTTGTCGACCGCGATAGCCGACTTGACCATGTCGAGGTCGACCATCACACCGCGCTCGTTAATCCGCGCGTCCAACGCCCAGACCTTCCGCTCGAAGTCGGTCGCCTTGTAATTACTCAGCCTGTAGTAGATAGCCTGACAGACCTCCACGTCGCGCCGACAATACTCCTCAAAGCGTAGCCATTTACTCAACGAGTGTTCCCGTAGATTGCGGGTGCGCCCTCCGTTCGAGATGGTCGGCTTGCAGGGCTTGCAAAAGTAGTTAATAAGAAGCGTACCTTCCTTAATCTTCTGGTCTTTCAGACCAAGTGCTGCTCCTGCCGCGTCAAGTGACAAAGGCAGACCGTTGTACGCCGCGAGAATCATCGTGTCTTCCCACTGCTCTGGCGGCATGTACTTGCCAAAGTATTGATGGAACGCGGCTCGCTCAAAGGCGGAATTGTGTGCCACCTTCACCACAGACGGGTCGGTCAAAGCGTCGATAAACACTCTGAAAAATTCCCACCCTAATGCGGTATCGGGGCGGAATACGTTTACCACGCCGTCGTCCCACGCGTACGCTATGAGGATTATGTCGAAATCAGGGGCCTCCATATACTTGAAGGCCCCAGACTTGGAAATGTCGACGCTCGAATAGGTTTCAATATCTACGAACAGAGTTCGCTTAGGCGAAGAAGTCCTCACCGTCATCACCGTCCAAAGAGTCGAACGCGCTCAGAGCATCAGAACCGAAACGTTCACCGTCCGCGAAGAACTGTACACCGTTGAGGTACGCCTTGACGCCCTTCTTGAGCTTGCCGAACTCGTAACCACCGATGCCGAGGAGGACGTTAATGTAACAGCCGGAGTAAATCTTGCCGTCCTGTTCGGTCAGCGCAGACTTGTTACGGTCGACCACGAGCGGGCGACGGGAACTGTTCGCCGTCAGAATGTAACTGTTCGCGTACTCAGGGTTCTTCTCGCTCAGAACCTCACCGTTCTGGTTCGTGTCCTTGTCGCCGTCCTTGAGCGCACAGGTGACACCCTTGGGCCATGCGTTACCGTTGAACAGGGTCGGGAACTTTTCCGCGCCCGCCTCGACGAACGCCTGTTTGAGAGCCGCCAGTTCGGAATGGTCTTTCGGGATAATCAGAACCGCACTGTACTTCGCGTCCTGACTATCGTCGAACGCGGACGGGGTGAAGATGTGCTCATAGGAAAGTCGTACGTTGTTCAGTTTGATGTTCTTGCTCATTTTGTCATTCCTCCAGATTATTAAATTCGTTTACAGGGCTGTATGGTTTACGTTTGTCGCTCTCCAGAGCGATAACGGGAGAGCCAATAGTGCGCTCGGTTTGACCAATCTCAAGCAGTTCGGCTGCGCGTTTCTTTCCGAACGCTCTTTCCATTGCGGCGGGACTAAGAAGTTTAGTTTCGGTAATCTCGTCGCGAGAGCAACCGTTCGCAATCAGGGCGTTATAGGCTTTCACCTCGTCCGTCCACTTGCGGTTGCCGGGTTTGCCCGCCACGACCTTATAGCCGGGGATCGTCTCGCCACTCAGCATGTCGGACAGGGCTTGCTCCTTGACGCGCTTGAGCCAGAGCGTAATGAGCGGCTCTTTCTCCAACACGTCAGCCACTTCAAACGGGGCGAGAACGCCCACGCCGATAGTCATGTTTCGATGTGTGACGTACTGCATACACAGGTTCGTCAGTTCGCGGCACTTGCCCGCGTGGCGGCAGAACTTACACCACTCACCTGCGGCAAAGTCACCCTTGCCGTCCTTCGCCAGTTCGGCGGTAGGCTTGACCTTATCCTCGCCCCATTTGAGCAGGTCGCAACTGTCCAACTCGCACACGCTGTTGTTATTGATGCGCGGCTGATAGATGTGGAGTCGGACGGTGTCGATGTCGTAGGCGAAGCCGTAGTCGTTCAACGCGCCGAGACCGTAAAGCATCTCCTGCGGGTTGTCAATAGCGGAGACAGGGACACCCTTGCCATACTTGTAGTCGAAGACATCCATCTTTCTGTCTTGGATGACAATACAGTCCGCCGTTCCGAAGCCGCCCTCGACCCACGGCGAGAAGTCTACTCTCTGTTCCAACAGCACCAGAGCGTTCGGGCTCGTGATGTACTCCTCGATGTAGTCGGCGTAACCCTCGGCATACTCAATCATTTCCCTTGTCGCGTAGTCAGGCAGTTCTTTCTCTTCACCGAGTATGCGCCTACGGGCGATGACCTCAGCGACCTCGTGGGCTTGTGTGCCCTCCAGCGCGTAAGGCGACTGACCTGACTCGGACGGGTAGAGCTCAGAAGCCACGGCGGACGGCGGGCAGTGTAGCCACCTATCCGCGCCGGACGCGCTGAGTAGGGCGTGCGCCCTCTTACTGTGATTTACCATGCAGTCTCACCCGCTCTCCCGTGCAATAGTTCTGGAACTTCTTCGCCATCGCCGCGACTTGGATAGCCTCGGCGGCAAGCTCACGGGCACAGATTTCGACGCGGTATGCGTTGCAGTCCGCCTCGTTCAGTTCGTCCGTCTTGATAGCCGCCCACATCTTTCTGACGAGCTCCTCCAGTTCAGACAGTGCGAAGCGGGATTCGTCCACCTCTTCGAGCAGGACAGCATAGCCCTCATGCGCACTTCGGAACGGCGGGTATACGCGGTTCGACGCTTCGAGTTCTTCCGCCACCAGAGCGGGCAGTTTGCTCATTGCGTTATTCATGATGTTCGCACCCCTCTCTACGTTGTTTTTCTACTATTGCAGACCTGCGTGCCTCGACCGCAATCCAGTCACGTTGTCTGCTCATGTATGCCTTGAATCTTTCTCTCTCCTCGACGAACTTCTTCCAGTCCGAACAGCGTTCGACGTTGTGACAGTTCGGCTCAAGTGTCCGACGTTTGCAACCCATGCAGGGACTCAGCACTTTTTCTTAGCCTCCTCGACACGGTCGAAGGGTTCGTTGAAACGGAGTCTGAGACCAATCTTGTCGTACACTTCGTCAATCAGTTCGGTACTGGTCAGCGTGTTCACCGTGTGGAAGTCGAGCCTGTTGAGCAGTCGGGTGCATCGGGTACGTCCGAACTTAAACAGTTCATGCGCCGCCAGAGCGGTAGCCGCGTACACACTGCGCACCATTGGCTCGGAGGCGGCTTTGAACCCATCGTTGAACCCCTGCTTGTACTCACGCGCAAGGTCGGCGGGCGAGATGCCCTGTTGCATCAGACGTTCAAGACGCGCCTCCTTGGTTACAGGCAGTCGGTCGTCGAGGTTCTTATACTTTTCCAGCTTCGCTTGCGCCCTGCGCTGTTGCCTGTTTGCCACGGGTCACGCCTCCTCTCGGATTACCGCACGTTCTACGTCCTTCGGGGCAAGGCTTACCCTGCTGACACGCCGCGCCGCTCTTCTTGAAGAGCATAGGAGCGACACCCAAGCACTGCCGACGCATCTCGTCAGCGAGTTCGCGGATTTCCCACTGCGCCCGATTGCAACACCTCAAAGCAAAGAAGTGCTTGAGTTCGCGCACGTTCATTGTTACCATAAGGTTGCAGACCACGCCCTGCGGGATGAGGTAACGAGCATCCTCTTCGGGCACACCATCGCGCACCATCAGGGTATACACAGCGAAGTTCTCCTGCATGCGCATGTTAAACGCCTGTTCCCATCCGCGCTCCTTGACGCTGTCCGGCACGACCCACTCGTGCGCCACGCCGCAGTAGCGTTGACTTTGTACGGAGAAAGAAGCGAGGCGATGTCTCGTGAACTGCGCCAACAGCACACGCGATACGCCTCTGATCTCAAAAGTAAACACGGCGTGTTCCGCTATGCTCTCGTGTCCAGATGCAAGCGCACCTCGGAGGGACGCGTAGGGTTCTTCACTGCCCGTGCATAGGGCGGCGGCTTCACCGCAGATGGTTTCGGGGTCGGTCGTGTATCGTCTCAAGATAACGTCCATTGTCAGTCCTCCTTGTCGGACAGGCTCAACGTGAACACCTGCCACGTCTTGCCGAATCTCTTCCAGTCAAAGCGTTCGTCGGGGTAGAACACGGCGACGGAGTCGTAGAAGCCTCCGAAGCTACGCAACCAAATCTGCGTCTTACCCGTCCACAGGTCTCGTATGGCTACGAAGCCACGGTACATGTCGAACGTGAGCTCCTGCGCCGTCAGTTGGCGACCGAGTCGGATGACTTCGCCAGTCGGTTGGATGCCGAGGAACTTGAGGAGCTTACTCATTCCATTGCCTCCAGTTCCACGTACTTACTGAGCCACCAGTGCGCCTTGCGAACGTCCTCTGCGCCGTTCTTCTTCTTGTGGCGGAGCAGGTATTCGAGTGCGCTACACACGCAGTGGCTCATGACCGCCGCCTTGCCCTGCGTCGCGATTTCGATGTCGATGACTTCGAGACCGCTCGGAAGGTCGTAGTGCTTCGGGCTGTTCACCATGTCGGGCTTGTCCGACTTGTTGGGCACTTCACCCACGAGCCGCGCGATGCACTGCTCTAACTCACTGTCGGTGTAGTCCGCCCACGGCTTACAGTCGTAGGGGTCGGGGCCGTTCGGAATGCCCGCAGGGCAGTCAGAACAGCCGGGACAGTGCATGACGTTACAGCAGTAGTCGTCGAGCATGTCGACCATTTCATTACGTGTCATTGTCCTATCTCCTTACTTCTTGCGACCCATCTTCGCGAGAGTCAGGATGGTCACACAAATCATAAAGGTAATAACGATGCTCTCCATGCTCACACCTCCAAAGCGTTGAGGCGTTCCATGACCTCAGCCAGTTTGTCCTCGGCGATCTCGCTCACCTTGTCCGCGTACTCCTTGACGATGTTACGGACTGCGTCTCGCTTGCCAGTGGTCGGCGCAGCCAACCTCTGCACGAGTGCCTGTACCTCGTCACGAGTGACGATCGGTGTCTCCTCGACCTGTACAACTTCCACGGTCGTCTCGGTCTCGATGACCGTCTCCCTGTTTTGAAGAGCGGCGAGTATGTCGTCCAGTCTCTTCCTGTCCTCGGCGCATAACTCAATCGTTATCGTGTTCGCCATTTTGTTTTGCCTCCCTTATGTACTTACGGGTCTCACTTGCAATGATTTTCAAAGCGCGTCGTGCCCGTTCGGTTCGTTCTTGCTCAGTCAGCACAGGTCGGTAAATGTTGACCGTGCAGTTCTTGAGTTTGAGTGTTTTGTCCAGTATGTACTCGTCCACACTCTACCTCCTAACCGTAGTTGCGTGTCGCGCAACTTATTCTGCAAAAAAAATAGCCTCCTTGAGTTCAAGACTCCTGATGTCAAGCAGTTCGCACAGGACTGCAATCTGACTTGCCTTGAACTCGGACTTGCCACTCAGACAGTTAGAGAAGCCTACGCGCGTAAGACCGATTCTCTCCGCGAGAAAAGACTTTTTGAGCCCAGACTTCTTAATAACTGCGTTCAACATCTCAGTGTTTGTCACGCTCTCACCTCCTTGTATTTCACAGTTGCGTACCGCGCAACCGCAAAATAATTATAAACTCACATTTAACAAAACGTCAATAGAATATTAAGAAAAATTAAAATTTATTTAATGAATTAAAAGTTGCGTTTCGCGCAACCGAGGTGTATAATGTTAGATACAAAGGAGGTGTCATATAAATGGCTTCGACTGAAAATTTAGTATTGGCTGAAAAAATCAAAGAAAAACGGATGGCACTCGGTTGGACTCAGCCCCAACTCGCCGAGCGCATAGGGTGTAACAAGTCCACTATCTTACGAATCGAAAGGGGTGAGCACGACCTCACACAGTCGCGCGTAGCAGAGTTCGCCAGAGTGCTCGGTACGACTCCCGGCTATCTGATGGGTTGGGAAGTCGCTCCCGAAGAAGCGGGTTCGACTGCGGCTAAAGTGCTCAAGAATCCTGAGCTCTACCAGTTCATTCAGAATTACTTGGGTCTCGACGAGGCGGATCAATACTCGCTACGTCTCATGGCGAGTTCACTCGCGGCGAAACAAAAAAAAGACTAACACCATCAGGCATCAGTCAAGAAGTTCTTGCAGGAATGACAATACCAATCGAAGATGGTAGTCGTCCATATCTTTTAACAGCTTTAGAATCTCACATTTTGTCTCTGTCATAGTAGTACCACTCCTGTTATACGGGGCAAGGAACGCGTGTTCCTGTTGTTATACTACAATAGCAATTCAGAAAAGGCAATACAATAATAAGTATTCGCAATAGAAAGAAAATTCACCCAGAGAGGGGCACACACCATGCCACACCAACATATAATGTACCTGCGTAAGTCCCGACAGGACGACCCGCGCGAAACCATCGAGGAAGTTCTGACCAAACACGAAACGCTCTTGCAGGAATACGCTCGTCGAGAGTTCGGCAGCCCCATCCCCGAAGAGAACATCTACCGTGAGATTGTCTCCGGCGAGTCTATCGAGGAACGCAGAGAGTTTCAGAAAGTGCTACGCCGTATCGAAGACCCTAACATTATCGGCGTACTTGCCGCTGATGTCAGCCGTTTCTCGCGCGGCGAACTGGTTGACTGCGGACGCGTGATTGACGACTTCCGCTACTCTCGCACCAAGGCGATTACGCTCATGACTACCTTTGACCTCGAAGACAAGTATCAGCGTCGTTTCTTTAAGGACGAACTGCTCCGAGGCAACGACTACTTGGAGTACACGAAGGAGGTCTTATGGCGCGGACGTGTGGCGGCATCTAAGCGCGGTTGCTTCGTTATCCAACACGCCAACTATGGCTACGACCGTATCAAGGTCGGCAAGGACTGGACGTTAGAACCGAACGACAAAGCCGAGTACGTCAAGCTCATGTATCACTGGTGCGCAGACGAGGGCGTTGCCGTACGTGAGATTGCCCGTCGGTTAAACGGCATGAACCTGCCGTCCCCGCGAAACACGCTTTGGTCTGAGACGGTTGTTAAGCGCATACTAACCAACGTGGTCTACACGGGTCGCATCAAGTTTAACGAGTACAGTTGGGAGAAGTTTAAGGACGAGGGCGAATACGTGGTGCGCAAGGTCAAGCAGAAGGACGAAGACATCGTACTTGTCGAGGGGAAACATCCCGCTATCATCGACATCGAGACCTTTGACCGCGCTCAGGAGAGCCTCAGAAGAAGAGCCGACAGTACACACAAAGACCACGAGTTAATCAACGTCTTCGCAGGAATCCTCCGTTGCTCTAAGTGCGGACGAGTATTAAAGCGACAGCCTAAAGGCAAGGCGGGTGTGTACTACACTTGCGCGAAAGATGTCGGCGGTGTCTCAACAACAGCGTGTATGAAGTCTGTAAAGGCGGACAGAGTGACCGACGCAATCACGGAGGCACTGGAGCAAGTCGAACTACCCAAGCTCCAAGAAAAACTGGAGAGCGGTGAGGGTAACGCGGCGGTGATTCAGAAGCGGATCATCGACAACCTGACTAAACAACTCGCAGAGTATCGCCAGCAGGAGGAGAACCAATACGAACTCCTTGAGACTGGGCGGTACACACCAGAACTGTTCGACCGTCGAAATAAAGCCCTTCGTGAAAAGATGGCGACGTGCGAACAGGAGATAAAAAAGGCGCGGGATAACATGCCCAAGAACGTCGACTACCAAGAACGGATAGTCACCCTCGAAGACGCTATCTCCGCGTTGAAAGACCCTGACATGTCCGCCAAGTCGAAGAACCGAAAACTAAAGGCGATTATCGACCGCATCGAACTGACCACAAGCGGTACGGGTCTTCGCACAGACAGTATTCATTTGGACATACGTTTACGCTTCTAAATTTTTTTGTACACTTGTGGGTATCGTGCAACGCTTAGTGAATCAAGTGTATCACGATACCCACTTCACGAGGAGGGGCAAAAGCCCTTCTTTTTTTATTTTCTAAAAGGACTTTCCGCCTAAACAAAAAAGAGGGAAGGACATCATTGTCCCTCCCTTTTCGCGTCCCACAGTTCCAAGCACGAAACTCGGTATCACTGCGTTTGGCAGACGCGCATATTCTACCACAGTCCACGCACCCTGTCAAGATTATTTTAACAGCGCAGTCCACGTATCACGTCCGACCACGCCATCCACACTCAGCCCTTCCGCTCTTTGGAACTCTTTGACCGCTGATGTCGTTTTCGACCCGATGATACCGTCGACACCTCCGCAGTTATAACCCGTCCCGTTCAAGATGCGCTGGAGGGTCTTGACCTGCTCACCGCGACTGCCGCTCCTCAGCATGCTCAGTTCGATTACCACAGTATCACCACCCGTCTTTGAGGACTCTTCGACCTTCGGCACTTCGACCTGTACGCCGTCGAGCACGCCCGGCAGTGCCGCCCAGTGCGTCCACGTACGGTCGGCTACCTTGGTCTTGACTACGCCATACTTCGCACCTCTCGCCTCGACCGCGTAGCCGCCGCCGATATAAACGCCCGTGTGCGTCATAATGCCGCTACCGTTAATGTGGTAGAGCAGAACACCCACCACGTCGGGCAGAGAGTCGATCTTGCCCTTCTGCGCCCACGCCGTCTTGTGCCACTGACTGTTCGCGCCGCTGACGAGCTCCTGACCCGCCGCCTTGCAGGAGTAGCGCGTAAGCTGTGCGCAGTCGTAGGCTTGCTTGCCCTCCCACTTACAACCCGCGCACGAGTCCTGCTTGCCCGACAGTACGAGGCAGTTCTTGTAGATGTTATTCTTCTGGTCGGGGTACGCGGTCGCCCGCTCTTTACGGAAAGCGGCGGAGCACCTCTTCTCACCGTAGCCGCCGTAGATGTACGCGCAGCCGAGCTTGCTCACCGCGTAGTCCGCGATTGCCTGTCCTTTTGCCGTAGCCATAACTACACCTCCATACAAAAATAGAGGGACGGTCGCCCGCCCCTCCGTATTGTTTTACTTCGTCATCTCGTATACGTCGATGTCCGCAACCTCTTTCGACTTGAGGGCGTGCATGACGTTGTCCGCCTTGATAGCCGCCGAGGTGAAACTGTTATTCTTCCACCACGCCCACAGAGCCGCTACGACGGTGAAGAGGTAGGAGAGACCTTCGGTAATCTCCTCCGCCTCGAACGGGAGCGGGCTCTTACCTGCGATGGTGAGTGCCTGATTCACAAGCGCGACGACCAGTACGATGGTACGAATGATGGTTTCCTTCTTGACTTGCATAAACTTACGCTCCTCTCTTCTCGGTAGGCAAAGCCATAAAACGGACGTGCAGGTCATCCATTACGCCGTTCGGGCCTTTGATAGCGTGGTACTGCTCCCACAAATTTTCAAAATTCTGCTTGGCGTAAATCGGTGCGTACCCCCGCTCCCCCCACTTGTTGTAGTCACTAATCATCTGGGCGCGGAGGAGGGCTTTTACACCCATCCTCACACCCTTAATCTGGTTGAGTAAATACTTGACTGCCGCCGCCAGAATGGCAGGAACGCCGAGGAGGCAGAGCCACTGGTAAAGGGTAATCTCGTTCAACGGTATCGTCCTCCCTTACGCGTAGGACAGCGTAAAGACCGCCGCCTCGTTTGTCACCATAACAGCGTACGTCTTTCTCAAAAGAGTACGCGCACCACTCGTAGTCTCTACCGACTGAGCGGTCGCGGCTTTAACACCGTTCCCCGACGAGTTAATGCTAAAAAAGTCGGACGTAAGGTACTGAATCTGTGCTGCCACCGTCACCGTACTGCCAACAGGCACTCGTACAGTAACCTCGCTACCATAGAACGACTGACCGACAACTTCGCCCTGTTCGGAGAAACACCACAAGGTCGCCTCGCCAACCGCTGACACGGGGAGATAGGACTCTCGCTCAAAATTAAACGTGACTGTTGCCCACTTAATGATGCCGTCGATTTCGGCGGGCATAGCGTCGAGCGTCAACCCTTCGGTCTTTCCCGTCTTAGCGCGGATAGCGTCGGCAATGGCTTTCAGCTTATCAGTAAGTGCCATTCTCAATCACCCCCATCAAGCCGTTGATGTAGAGCTTCGTGTCGGCTACATAACTGACCGTCATGTGCGCTCTTTCGCTGTTGTACACCACGGTAGTCGGGTAGAAATTGCGGAGCACAGCGAACTGGTCTGCGGAAAGTTCGGTCTCGACAGGCTCGGCAAGAATCGCATATAGGGCGAATGGATGCGCCGCCACCCACTCTTTTACCTCCGCGACAGTCGTATTTTCCCCGTTCACACCCAAAGAGTCGAAGCGGAAATATACATAGGTGGAGTTGTAATAAAATCCATTTTGCGCAAACGAATTATATACAGAGCCGATCGAACACAAACCCGAACCACCCGCTTTTAATCCCGAATACATAATTCGGAAATAACCGTTAAGTGTCTGATATTCTTCCGAGCCGTCAAATTCCAACCGTTCAACACGCCGCACATACTTCGCCTTGCCCGTCGCCGCGTCATACTCGATGCTGTCCGCGACCCACTGCTGACCGTTTTTGTCGGTATAGTTGCCGCCACTCGTGACAGGTACACCGTGCAGACCGTTCGGCGCGTTCACGATCGTTCTGAACGTCACGGGTTTAACTACCTCGCCGACGGTCAGCGTCGCCGCGTCGGTAAATACCGTGTTGCCGTTCGCGTCCGCAACCGCGCAACGGTACTTATAACCATTACGGTGCGATTCAACGGGCATGGAAAATACAGGAGTGTTGTACCCCGTCTGGCTACTATTCGCCCACGCAGACCCTTTGTTGTCCTGCCACTGCCACTGATACACCAACCCTGTGCCTGTTGCTTCGGTTCGGAACACCGCAATACCGCCAACGGGTGCGGTCACGTCCGCAGGATTCAGAATAAGCTGAATCGCGGGTGTAGTGTCACCTACCGTAGCCATCACTGTGTTGGTTCGCACCGTGTTTCCGTACACGTCCGTGATCAAGCAACGGTACAAATACCCGTTGTGATATGACCTCGCCGAAAGCGTCAGTGTGTCGGTTGGCCCACTCGCCATAGTGCTGTTCGACCAGTTTTTACCGCCATTCATGCTTACTTCCCACTGATAGGACAGATACTCACCTTCAGCCCGCGCCTTGAAAGTAAACGTGTCATTCGGTTTTCCCGTCGGCCCAACGGGCTGACCCGTGACGGTAATGGTCGGAGTCTTATCTGCCGTTACCACACCGACCTTGCCGTCCTCCGCGAGACTGACCAACGCGACAGGCGCGTCAGGAGTCGGCGTGCCGTTCTGCGTAGTGCGACCGTATACAGTGAGACCACGAATCCTTCTCTCTGCGCTGTCTTCAAGTACAAGCGTGCTACCCTTCGCGTCGTTAATGATTGCGCCCGCGTCAACACGTTCATCGATATAGGTCTTCGTGTCCAAGACGTATGCGACTTCCATGTGCGCACCTGCGCTGTTGTACACCGTAGTAATCGGACAGTAACTACGAAGTGCGGCGAACTGGTCAGCGGACAGTTCGGTCTCTACGGGCTTGGCAAGCGGATAGACAAATTCAATCGGGTTCTGCGCAAGCTGGGCTTTCCATTCGTCTACCGTCATCCCTTCACTGGGTTTACCGAAGCAGATGTTGGTTCGCGTTCCACCCTGACGCATTTGATTGACAGACAATTTCGCCATAGAGACCGTCTCTTTAACGTTGACGTGCCTGTTACTCATGATCGTTGTCAATTCATTCAAACAGTCAGGAACAGAAACATGGAACGCGCCCGTTATAGACCTCCAAGATGTCTCGCTACCGTCCAACATTTGGACTCCGACCCGGCGTACATACTTCGCCTTGCCCGTTGCCACATCGTAATCGATAGTGTCCGTGACCCACTGCTGACCGTTTGCATCCGTATAATTGCCGCCACTGTCGACGGTCACACCGTGAAAACCGTTCGGCGTGGCGACGGTCGCGGTCTGGACGGTTACAGGGTTTTCGGTTGCGGTCGTATTGCCGATAGTAACCCTTACTGTTTCAGTTGTTACCTTATTCCCGTTTTTGTCTGCTACATCACAACGATAGATATTCCCCGCCCGTGCTTCCGTCACGTCAAACGTCAGGGTTTGTGTGGTCGCACCATCCCAATACAGTTTTCCCCAAGTCGTGCCGCCGTCCGCGCTATATCGCCACTGATACGTCAGCCCGTCACCCACCGCGTCAACGTGAAAAACGACGTTCGCACCCACTGGCGTGGTCACGTTTCTCGGCTGGCTAATGATCGTGATGTGGTCACTACCACCTTCGACCACACCTGCCTTGGCGGAAACCTTCACGTCTCCGTCCGCGCCCATGGTCACAAGCGGGATCGGCGCACTCGGCGTAGGCGTGCCGTTCTGTGTGGTCTTGCCGTAGAGCATGACCTTGCGCAGTTTGCGGTCAGCACTATCGGACACGGTGATTACGTTGCCGCTCACGCCCTGCGTGACAGCAGGAGTCGCCGCGTCCATGTCCGCCGCAACGGAGTTAGCGCGGTCAGCGGCGGCGTTAGCGTTGGCGGTCGCGGTAGTAACACCTGCCATCGCCGCAGTCGCGGTGTCCGCCGCCTCTTTCACTTCCTCGAACCACGTCTTAATCTGCTCAGGCGGTTCGCCCGTTGTAGCCGTGGTGGTGCGGAGCACGTTCGTCTCGGTGACTGCGGAGAGCTTACGCTTGCCGGGGGCTTCACCCACGACCTCAAGCGAACCCTTGCCCGCCGTCACCGTGTCGACACTGCTCACGTCCCACACAAGCACCTTGCCGTCCATGTGCGTCTTGGCAGGGTACGCCGCTACACCGTTAGGCGCGGTGACGAACAGACGGAGGGTGAGGTTGGGCCAGAACGTGAGCCAACCCGTACAGTCGATACGTACTGCCATTACGCCCGTCTCCGTCTGCCGACCAACGGTCAGAACAGACGGGAGGCGGGTAACGTCATAAGATACACTGTTCATGTTTGCCCCTCCTTTTACTCAGCACCATGCAGAAGTTTGGACATCTGTTCATACAGGACGTTCGCGATGACCTGCATGCCCGCGTCGTTCGGATGGAGAGCCGCGTCGTAAGAGTACGCCGCGAGGTTGCCGTCGTTCATGCCGCTACCATAGTAGAGGTCGGCGACAAGGAATCCCTCGTACCGTGCCACTTCTATAAGCAGGTCGGCGAACTCGTGCAAGTAAACGCCCGCGCTGTTCGCGTCTGCGGAAGATGCAGGTAGGAATCCGTCGAAGCCGTATGCTCTGCGAGGTGTCATCAGAATGATATGAGCCGCAGGGTTGAGACTGCGAATCTTATTCACCATGCGGCGCAAGCACTGCGCGTAGTTATCTCTCGCACTGCCGTCCATGTTCGCCTTGTAGTCAGCCAGCGTGCCGACCGCCGACAAGTTCGTCGAGCCCCAGTCGTTAATGCCGAGAGCGACGGTGTAGATGTCCGCTTTCACAATAGTGTTCACGTCGTAACCGAGCATAGTAACGCCGTTCACGCCGAGGTTCGTAAACCCGCCGAACTCGATCCTGTCTTGCAGTCGCGTCTGATAGCCACGTTCGGGTCTGTTCGACACGCCGCCGTTATCGTCAAGCCACGTAATACTGTCGCCGATAGAAGCCCAAGTTTTAGACGTGGTGAGCTTACTATTGTGCGCCGAGTCAAAGCCGAACGTGATTTCAGTGAAGCAGTCAAGCGCGCCACTCTTACTACCGAACCAGTTAAAGTAGCCGACGTGCGAACTGCTCAACGTCTCAGGGAACGTATAAGTATAACTCGTCTCGCCATACACGACCTTGCCCGTATGGAAAATCTCGTCACCCTGTTTTACGACAAACGCGCAAGCGTTGAACGTAGTCTTCGACTCGAAAGAGACCGACTTTACGCCCGCCATGTTGAACGCCACGCACTGATGACCGCTGTGCGAAGTGATCGTACCGCTCTCGGTCATAAAGCCAGCAGTAGAGTAAATCGGCATACTTGCCAGAGCGACAGTCTCCTTACTGTGCATGAGCATACCAGTCGTACGTGCGGTCAACATGTCAAACTGACTGCGTACCGCATCACCCGCACTGGGGTACGTCGCGCCCTCTGCACTCACTCGAAGGTCGACCACTTCCGCGTCGCCCGCCGTACCACCCGCGACAAGGTTGTCAATTCGAGCGCGTTCTACCGCGACCTTCTGCGACACATCGCCATAAGCGGAGAGCACCTGCTTGTAAACGTCAGGCAGGGGTGTGTACTGCGCCAGACCCGTAATCGCGCCCTGCTCGACGACCAGTGCGACGACCTCGGAGGTGCGAGTGACCGCGCCGGACACGCCGATGATGCCGAAGTAGAGTCGGCCCGCCTCAGCCAGTACCTCGCGCGGGATGACGCACGTATCGCCCTGCATGACTACCTGATAGACCTTGTCCCTGCTACGGTAGAAGATTGCGGTCTTGCCATAGCCCGACCACTTCTCGTCGAACGTCACGTCGATGCAGGTGGAGTTCTCGCCGCCCGAAGCAAGTTTCGGGATGCTTGCCACCTGCAAGGCTTGGTCTACACAGTACGCCTTAATCGTTGTGTACATGTTATTACCTCCTTATTGTGTTAATCGCATCGGAGATTTTGATTTCGTAGTCGATCTTGATGCTCTGACCCGTTCGCTCAAGCTGATTCAGTGTGCTACGGTTACTCGCCACGTCGATGCCCGTCAGCGAGACCAAGTCCTTGCCCAGTACGATAGAGTCGTTACGCGGGTCAAGAAGGTCGTAAGACCGACTACTCAGCAGGAATGTGCCGTCCACGCCGTGCGGCTTGCTCAGTACGCGGACGTTGTCACCCACGCGCAGAGCGTCGATGTTCACGTTCACGTTAGACAGGTCGACCGCCGACAGTTCAAGCGTGGTCACAATCATCTTGCTCACTTCAAGCTGCTTTCGCGCCTTGGTCAGCAGGTTCTTCGCAAGCGTTACGTCGTCCCAGTAGAAGGGGCGGGCGATAGTACCTCTCAGAGCGACAGCCTCGTCGTCCTTGATGTAAAGTAAACCACCGTTTACACTTGCGATGGTGACACGCTCACCCGTCTCCTCGTTCTTCGCGCCGTACGGGTAGATGACCGTAGCGAGGTCGGGGTTCTCACCTGTTCGAGAGAAGTTCAGCAAATTCTCGCCGAACTCAATCGTCTGACCGCTCGTGTCGTCGAGAGATCCGAGCCAGTTAATCACGCGCTGACCGTCAGGGTCGGTCGTGAAGACGATGTAACCGCCGACGTACTCGACCAACTTGTCGATAACGTCC